AACAAGAACTGGAAGCAGTGATGCGCAACGAGGACTGCGAGTTGATCGTCAACTATTCGGAATCGAAAACGTTCGCGACGAAATGCAACCTGGGATACAGGGAAACAGATGAGCCCTGGTTGTTGTTTATTGGCGACGACGTGATGTTTCATCCAGGTTGGCGCGAAGCAGCTTTGGAAGCAGCAGGCGATCGATACTCGTTCGTGTCAACAAATGATCTCGGTAACCGAGCCGTCATGCTCGGACTACACGCTACACATCCGATGATTCGACGAAGCTGGATCGATAATCACGGAGCATCATTCGACGGAGCATCAACCGTCTGCCACGAAGGCTATACGCATTGGTTCGTCGACAACGAATGGACAATGGTAGCTAAACGAGCAAGCCAGTTCGTTTACGCCGAAAACGCAATCATCGAACACTTGCATCCGCTGTGGAACAAAGGCACGGATGACGACGTATATCGGCTGGGGCAACGAGGATCAACCGCCGATCAACAGCTTTGGATGAGAAGGAAACATCGTCATGCATGAACAAGCAGAACGTTGGGTGCGCGATCACGTGACCGGCAAACAGTTCGATCTTGTCATCGAACTCGGATCATGCGACGTGAACGGCAGTATCAAACATTTATTTGATTGCGAAGAATACGTCGGCGTGGACGTTGTTCCAGGACCGAACGTCGACATCGTGTCTGACGCCGCGTTATTCCGACCGCACCGGCTAGCTGCTTGCGTTGTGACAACCGAAATGCTTGAACACGCTGAAAACGCTCGCGAAATCTGTATAGCTGCGATAGACATGCTTGAACCAGGCGGCATGTTTATCGCTACCGCTGCAGGACCAGGACGAGCACCTCATTCAGCGATCGACGGCCGAGCGGTCAGAGCCGGAGAATACTACGGCAACATTGATCCGAACGAGTTGACAAGCTGGCTCGTAGAGGCAGGCTTCGTCGAGTACATTGTAGACCGGCAGCGCCGACCCGCAGATGTGCGCTGCGTCGCGTACAAACCAGGGACTGAACATGGCGCATCTCACTGATCGACTCGTCACCGAAGACGATCTGAAAGAAATCCTCGGTATCGCCGTCGCCGATACGACCGACGACAACCGTCTCACCCTCGCTGCAGACGCTGCGACGCAGATGGTGCAAGCGTACTGCGATCGTCATTTCGTGCAACAAGCGACCGCTACGGCGAGAACGTTTGTTGCGTCGACACCGTGGCTTGTTGAAGTCGACGATATTTCGACGGCAACTGGTTTGATTATCAAAACCGACGAAGATGACGACGGTGTATTCGAGACCACCTGGAACGCTGCCGATTATCAACTCGAACCGCTCAACGGCAAACTGGGCGGACAGAACTGGCCGTACACGCGTATCAGAGCGATCAACGCTCGCGAGTTCCCGTTCAACTACGGACAAGCACTCGTGCAGATCACCGCGCGATGGGGATGGGCGAACCCTGATGCAGCCAACGACTATCTTCCGCATCCGGTCGAACAGGCAGCGCAAATCCAGGGCGTGTCGATTTTCAAGTCAGCTGATGCTCCGCTCGGTATCGCCGGCTTTGGTGACATCGGCATTATGCGACTCCGGCAAGCGATGCATCCTGTGGCTATGGCGCTGCTCGCTCCGTACAGACGCGAACAAGTTCAGGTCGCCTGATGGCAGCAACGCTCGCGCAAATCGCTGACGGTCTCGAAACCAGGTTAGCGACGATCAACGGGCTTCGCGTCTTCGACCACATCCCTGACGTGTTCGCTCCGCCTTGCGCGTTCGTCATGCCGGAGAACGTTCAGTATTGGCAAGGGTTCGCTGGCGGAAACGCTGAACACGCGTACACGGTAACCGTGATCGTCGGTCGAACAAGCGAGCGAGCGAGCCAGAAAACGTTGTACGCGTTCATGAACTACTCTGGCGACACGTCGATCCGAGCAGCGATCGAAGCCGATCGAACTCTTGGAGGAGTCGTACAAACACTTCTGGTCGAGCGCAGTGATAACGTTCGAATGATTTCCCAGGGCGAGGCTGATTACCTTGCCGCCGACTTCTCTGTCCGTGTCCACGCGTAAGGAGACACCGTGAAGCAATACAAGATTGTCGGATCGCGAAAGATCAACGGCCACCTTCCAGGTGATATTGTTGACGCAAGCGATCTTGCCGCAAGCAACATCGACCACCTGATTGACGCGGGCCACATCGAGCCCGTTCGATCAGGTAAGTTGAAGACGACCGTTACTGCCCAGGTCGACGAACGTTCAGAAGACCTCGAAGAGGAGCAGTAACTAATGGCCAAGTTTGTGCTGACGAACCCGCTCGTGGAAGTGGGCGGCGTCGACCTTTCAGATCATGTGGCGTCAGTGACGGTCACTGAGTCGTACGCTGAAGTTGCCACTACGGCGTTCGGCGACACGGCTGTCACCCGTATCGCCGGTCTCGGCGATCACAGCGTTTCGCTCGATTTCCACGAGGATTTCGCGGCGACCGAAGTGCACGCGACCATCGCGCCGCTGATCGGCGGAACCGCCACTGTCGGTGTGAAGCCGGTGAGCGAGACGACTTCGACCACGAACCCGAACTTCTCGATGACCGTCCTGGTTACCGAATGGCCGTTGTTGAACGGCGCTGTCGGCGATCTTGCGTCGGCGTCGGTCACGTGGCCGGTTTCTGGAGCGATCACCACAGCCACCTCCTGAGAAAGGTAACTGCCCATGCTGAACATGAAACTGCGGGTCGTCAAGAACGACGGCCCGGTCGGCGAGTTCCCCGTTACACCCAAAGTCCAAGTCGAGTTCGAACGCAACTACAAAACCGGTATCGGCAAAGCGTTCGAAAACGAGTTCAAGATGGAACACGTGTACTGGCTCGGATGGAAGTCGATGAACTACGCCGGTCACAGTGTCAAACCGTTCGAAAGCTGGCTCGACGAGATCGTCACGGTCGAAGTTGTAAACGAGACTTCTGCCCCTTTAGACGAGACAGCCTGACATACCTGGTTGCGTCAGTAGCTGTCGAGACCGGGATCCCGCCGCGCTACCTTCTTGAAGACACAGAAATACTTCGCGCGATACTCGCGTACATGCAAGATCGCGCGAAGGAGATGAAGAAAGCGCGCAAGTAATGGCAGTCACGTCCGCAGCAGGAAAGCTCATGTTCAACATGGAGCTTGTCAACGAACGCGAACTGCTGCGTCTCCTCGGCAAAGTCGACAACGAAGCCAGGAAAGAAGTCCAACGCGACATCGTTCGCATGGCCGGACCGATGGCCACAGCGGCACGACGGATCGCCCCTGCAACAGCGCCAACGAGCGGATGGTCCGACAAAGGACGACTCGGCTGGCGTCAGAAACAAGTACTGAACGGCTATCGCGTCCGGTTCGGCGGCAAAGGCTTCATCAACCAGGGCCAGGTGCGCGAGTTCCCGTTGATGACACTCGAACAACGCAACGCCGCAGGAGCAGTGTTCGACTGGGCCGGTCGATCGTCAAAAGGCAGAACCAGATCAGGACGCTGGTTCATCGACGCTATGGCGAACAACGGATGGGGACTTCGTTGGCGGAAAGGCGCCAGATACTCTCGCGTGCTGTTTCCAGCGTACGTCGACGAGAAACGTGATGTCATCAAAAACATTCAAGGCGCGTTAGATAAAGTCGCTAGAGACATCAATCGGAAGATGAGGTAGCTATGGCAGGAACACAGCCACGCATCCCGATTGTTTCGTCGTTCGACAACAAAGGCGTTCGCGAAGCACAAAGCTCGTTCCGTAAACTCGGAGACGCAGCAAAAACCACAGCGAAAGCTGTCGGCATCCTGTCAGCAGCATTCGGCGCCGCGGCGCTCACAATCGGCAAGAAAGCCGTTGACGCCGCTTCCGATCTTTCCGAATCCGTCAACGCTGTCAACGTCACGTTCGGCGAAGCAGCCGACGGCATCCTCGGTCTGTCCGAAGCATCAGCACAAGCCGTCGGTCTCTCGTCACGAGAGTTCAACGCGTTCGCTGTCCAGTTCGGAGCGTTCTCGAAACAGATCGCCGGAGCTGAAGGCGACGTTGTCGGCGTCACAGACGAACTGACCACCAGGATCGCTGACTTCGCGTCCGTCATGAACCTGGACGTTCCTGACGCCGCCGCCGTATTCCAAAGCTCGCTCGCCGGTGAAACCGAACCGATCCGTCGTTTCGGTATCGACCTTTCTGCGGCAGCAGTCGAACTGTTCGCCCTTGAATCAGGGTTGATCAACTCGAAGGGCGAGATGACCGAAGCGATCAAGGTCCAAGCTCGCTACGGCTTGCTGATGCAGTCGACCGAGCAGATGGCCGGAGACTTCGCGAACACGTCAGACGGTCTCGCAAACCAACAGCGTATCCTGGCAGCAGAGTTCGACAACGCGCAAGCGCGACTCGGAACGTATCTGCTGCCAGCGATGGAAAGCCTGGTCGGTCTCCTGGTCGACCGCGGCATACCCGCGCTCAACAGTTTCATCGACTGGCTCGGACCCAAACTCGAACCAGCGGCGCAAGCGTTCGCTAGTGGTGTCGAAACGACAATCGATCGACTTGGCGAGTTCCGTGAACAAGCAGATGACGCTGCCGCGTCGATCCGCGACAACTTCAATAAGCAGATCGAGAAGGCGCGCGATTTCGTTGAAGAATACAACGACGAACTGGAGATCGCAGGCACGATTATCGCGTCAATCGTCACCGGTCTCGTCGCATACCAGACGGCGACCGCGGCTGCCCGAGGCGTCACCCTCGCTATGACCGCGGCACAACTGGCGTTGTCAGCTGCGATGTCGATCAATCCGATGATGCTTCTGGTGATCGCTATCGCTGCTCTTGTCGCTGGCATCGTTATCGCGTATCAACGTTTCGAGCCGTTCCGTGAACTCGTCAACCAGGTGTTCGAAGCAATCAAACAAGCTGGTGTCATTGTTTGGGAGTTCTTGCAAGGAGCATGGGCTACCCTGGTGGCAGCGTTCGAAACCATCATGCCGACGCTGCAAGCGTTCTACGACGCTGTCGTCGGTTTCTTCACTGACGCGTTCGCAACCGTGACCGAAGTGTTGTCATCCTGGTGGGAGTCGTTCCAAGAAATCCTCGGACCTGTCGCCGGATGGTTCATGGATAACGTCGTGTCAACGATCCAGGCTGCGATCGAGTTTTTCATCGCGTTGTTCGAACGCATCATCCAGGTTCTCGAACCGGTCATCAACACATTGATCGATCTGTTCAAGGTCGTCGCAGAAATCGTGATCGACGTGTTCGGAACTATCATCACGATCATCGGCGACGCGTTCGCAACCGTCACCAGAATCATTACTGGTTTCATCGATTACATCCGGCCGGTGTTCGAACTGTTCTGGGACGCGTTGAAATCGATCGTGCAGGTCGCGTTCGAAGTAATCGAAAACACTGTCGAAGTAGCGCTCGCGATCATCCGCGGTCTCTTCGAGATCGGCACCGCTCTCCTGAAAGGCGATTTCGGTGCGGTATGGGACGCGATGAAAGGCATCGTGTCCGACGCGTTCGACGCCATCAAAGACCTGGTGACGACAAGCTTCGGTGTCATCGTCGAGTTTGTCGCGGGTGTCCCAGAGAAGATCGGTCGAGCAGCGAAAGGCATGTTCAACGGGATCAAAGACGCGTTCCGCGAAGCTATCAACTTCATCATTCGCGCATGGAACGGGCTCGAGTTCCGCATCCCAGGGTTCTCAATCGGACCCATCGGTTACGACGGGTTCACCCTGGGCGTGCCAGACATCCCGTTGTTGGCGGATGGTGGCATTGTGAATCGTGCGACGCTCGCTGTGATCGGTGAGGCCGGTCCTGAGGCTGTCGTGCCGTTGGATCAGATGCGTGGCGGTATCGGTGGCGCGACGTACAACATCACGGTGCAGGCCGGTGTTGGTGATCCCGGCATGATCGGTCAGTCGGTGGTTGATGCGATCACGGCGTATGAACGTCGGAACGGAGCAGGTTGGAGAGCGGCGTGAGCCACATCCTGCCGGTAGACACCACCATCGATTTCTATTCCACTGGCGGTGTCGCAGACCCGTTCGTGTTGGACTCTGCCGAGTCCGGTGTGCTCGGTGAGGACGTGTTGGAAGGTGTCGCACCAGTAGACATCACTGCTGACGTGTTCTCGGTGACGGTGCGTCGTGGACGTTCACGTTGGTTGGATGACGTGCAGGCCGGTGTCTGTTCGGTGTCGGTGGAGAACCGTGACCGGGACTACGACCCGACCGGTGGCGGCACCTACTCCAACGACATCGTTCCCGGCAAACGGCTCAGGATCAAAACCAACAACATCCCGATCTTCGACGGCACCATCGACGACTGGAATCTGAACTACACCATCGACGGTGATGCGACAGCGACAGCGGTAGCATCCGACGCTTTCTCCCTGTTGGGTCACACGAAACTGGACGGGTTCACTGCCACGTCGCAGTTGTCGGGTGAACGGATCACAGCGATCTTGGATCGTACCGAGGTGCAGTTCCCAGAATCAGATCGTGACATTGATGATGGTGTGCAGACGTTGCAGGCGGACACTGTGTCTGCCGGTACTGATGTGGTGACCTATGCGAAGTTGGTGGAGCGCACTGAGGGTGGCCGTCTGTTTGTGTCTGCCGACGGCAAACTGACATTCAAGAATCGTCGGACGGCTACGCCTTCGACAGCGCAAGCGACGTTCGATGACACCGGCACCAACATCCCGTATTCCAACATCGGTGTGCAGGTCGGCTCAGAACTGCTCTACAACCGGGCGACGGTGACTCGTGCCGGTGGCACCGTCCAATCCGCCGACGACACCAACTCACAGGACGCCTACGGGATTCGGACGTTGAACTACGACAACCTGCTGTTCCCGGCTGATACAGATTCGCAGGAGTTCGCTAACTTCCTTGTGTCACGTTACGGCACGGCTCGTGTCCGGTTTGAGTTGTTGGAGGTCAATCTGGCTCGCCTCTCGTCAGCCCAATGCACCACAGTGCTCGGGCTGGATCTGGGCGAGGTAGTGAGGGTGATCTACACGCCACCGGGTGGCGGTTCTGCTATCGACCAGTTCGGTGTGGTGGACAAGATCGAACACACCATCGGTGTCGATTCGCATCGGATCAGGTTCTCGTTGTCCACCTCTCTAGACACCTACTTCACGTTGGACGACCCAGAGTTCGGTATCCTCCAATCGCTCACCCAGTACGACGAATCGACCATCTTGTACGACGCACCGTCGATGACGTATGATGACACCAAGACCCTGCTGACCGGCAACCCACTCGGATACTGATGGCCATCAACTTCCCCACCTCCCTAGACGTGTTCACTGATCCGTCAGCCTCGGACCAGTTGAACCTGCCATCCCACTCAGGGCAACACACCGACCTCAACAACGCTGTCGAAGCACTGGAAGCAAAAGTCGGTGCGGATTCTTCGGCTGTCACGTCGTCGCATGATTACAAGATCGCCCAACTAGAGGCTCGAAATACGGCAGGTTTGGTGCTTATCAGTCGCACGACGGTTGGGTCGGCGGTGTCGTCGGTCACCGTGTCCGGAGTCTTCTCATCGACATATGACAACTACCGTGTGATTGTCGAAAACGTCGTGACGAGCACAAACACCGACTTCAGCGCTCGTCTAGGCGCAGTAACCACCGGTTACAAGTACGCGAGATCTAGAACCACGATGGCAGGAACCACAGCCACCGCCGGATCCACTTCGCACGGATTCCTCCGCATCGGCGGCGTAGCGAACTCGGCTGGTTATGCGAGCGCTATTGCGTTCGACCTTTACGCGCCAAACCTCGCTAGGGCAACACGCTCAACGTCTGCGGCGGCATATGGTCACCCTACGGTTGGTGGGATCGATGTCGTTGCAGCATGGGAACCCTCTAGCACGCAGCACACCGACCTCACCATACTGCCGGAATCCGGAACGATGACCGGCGGCACCATTGATGTGTACGGATACGCAAAGGCATGACGATGACTAGAGCAGAGTACGAAGCCCAGCATCCGTTCGGATCGGTCAATATCCAAGACGGCAACACTGTGCGACCGATGACCGCTGAGGAATGGGCTGCATGGGTTGATCGGGCGATGGAAGCACAAACCACAGCACAGGCTGAGGCGGATGCTGTCGCTGCTCGTGAGGCGGCGAAGCAGTCTGCGATCGACAAACTCGCTGCACTAGGATTGACCGTCGATGAGATGAACGCAGCGTTCGGCTTAGGAGGCGCACAGTAATGGGCAAACAGACATTCACTGCCGGTCAAGTCCTGACCGCAGCCGAAATGAACTCGTTGCAAGAAAACGACTACAACTGGACTGTCACCACCAAGACCGCCAGTTACACGCTCGCAGCCGGTGATGAGGGCACCCGGATTGTGATGAACAACGCCGGTGCCACCACCATCACCGTCGACGACGCAGTGTTCTCTGCTGGCGATGTGGTGTGGGTCCACAACATTGGTGCTGGTACTTGCACTGTGACGGCTGGCACGGCGACGGTGAACACGGCAGGATCTCTTGAACTGGCGCAATGGGGAGGCGGGGCGTTGTATTTCACCTCGGCGTCCACTGCGATCTTTTTTCCCGCAGGGGGCGGCGTTTCTAGCGTAGAGTTCGACATCGAATATCTGGTGATTGCTGGTGGCGGTTCGGGCGGCCCGCAATCTGCTGGCGGTGGCGGCGGCGCAGGCGGCTACCGATGTTCATTCGGTACGGATCCGTCTGGTGGTGGCGGTTCCACTGAAACACCACTGACCGCCACGGTCCCCGGCACTTTGCTGGTGGTGGTTGGTGCTGGTGGTACGTTCGGAGCATACACGCAGGCACCGTCATCGACGCTTGGCTATCGTGGAGCGTCACCGACAAGTATCACATCTGTCGGCGGTGGCTATGGTCCCGGCTACAATCAGAACGGAACCGTGGGCGGTTCAGGTTCGGGTGCTCACCCACCGGACGGCACGACGGTGAGGACTGGTGGCGCAGGTACAGCCAATCAGGGTTATGCCGGTGGAAACAGCACAAACGTGTCCGGTTGGGGTGTTGGTGGTGGTGGCGGTGGTTCCGGTGGCGCAGCGACCGGCCCTGAGGACGGTGGTGCCGGTCTAGCCTCATCCATTACTGGTTCATCGGTGACCCGTGCTGGCGGTGGAGGTGGAGGTCAGGACAGCCGCGGCGGTACTTCACGGCGTGGTGTCGGTGCGGCTGGCGGCGGTAACGGTGGTGGCACCGGCACATCCGCCACGGCTAATAGTGGCTCCGGCGGTGGTGGTAGCGGTTATCCCTCCGGCGGCGGTGGCAATGGCGGTTCAGGCATCGTCATCATTCGGTTCCCGAACACCATCGATGATCCGACTATCGGCCCCGGTCTCACCTACTCGTCGTCCACCGACGGTTCCGACAAAATCATCCAGTTCACTGCTGGAACTGACACCGTGGTTTGGAGTTGAGCAATGGCGCATTACGCAATCCTTGACGAAAACAACACGGTGACAAACGTGATCACCGGAAAAGACGAGGACGACAGGACAGCAGGCATCGCCGATTGGGAGGCATATTACGCCCACGTTCTTGGCATCCCTGCGGAACAGGTCAAGCGCACCTCGTACAACACGTTCAATGGCGAACACAGAGAAGGTGGCACGCCATTTCGTGGCACTTACGCCGGGATCGGCTACACCTACGACCCTGACGCAGACGAGTTCGTGCCACCACCCGAACCGGAGCAGCCAACCGAACCTGACGGTGCGTGATGTTTGATCGTCCACGCACGTCGTGGGAGCAGGCAGGGATGACGGTCGGGGAGCACACCGACGCACGACCCATCAACTGGGGACGAGTCGATTCGATCGTCATCCACTACACCGCAGCCGAGACTGCTGACACTGACACGGCACGTTGGCTTGCTCAGATGCAACGGTCGTATGTGAACGGCAGAGGGTATTCACTTGGATACTCGTGCGCTGTTGATCAGGATGGTGTGTGTTGGGAGATTCGTGGCACCGACTACATTCCGGCAGCAACCAAGAATGAGAACGGACACACGTTTGCTGTGTTGCAGTTGGTCGATTGGCAGAACCCTGCCAACGAGCTCATGGTCGAGCGGACAAGACAACTCGTCGCCGCTCTCCGACAGCAGAACCGAATGTCGATCACCGGACACCGTGATTGGGCTGCCACGAGATGCCCTGGTGACGGCGTGTATCATCAGATCGAAACTGGCGTGTTCGAGCCTGTGCCGACACCGCCGACACCGCCAACACCAGGTCCAGAGGTTGACATGCGTCTTATCGATCCACCACAACGAGTGTTTGACAGTCGATCGCAAGGCGGTCGTTTCGCTGCTGGAGAAACCCGACGCATCTCGGTCGGACAAACCGGACCA